TTCATCCTTCGTCTGCTTCTTAACAGCTTCAGATAGTTGTATTAACCATTCATTCTCTTCTGGTGGAATAAATTCGGCATTTATCTGTTCATACAATTCTTTGTTTCGCACATACTGCCAATTTGACACATCATCATACAATTTGTATATCTGAGGATATGTAGCATTCAGAGATTCTTTTAAAATCTTTTCAATTTCCTCTGTAGATCTGCCAAGCTCCTGCAATTTGTTTATTTGATAATCAGCTGTTGATGTTATCTTGCTATTCTTATGGATTCGTCTAACAATGTCCTGGATAATTCTATTCTCTGCATCTAGCCAGATGGATTCCATACGAAGTGATATTCCGTTCGTATCTGGTCCTTTTTTCATCAGCTATCACTCCATTACTGTATTTTGTTCTGGAAGTTTTTTTGTGGCTTCTTCTTCTGTTTCGTTATAGTGCTTTGCTCGATATTCGGCTAAGCCCATAACACCCATTGCAACATCTTTGCGGTCTTCATTTCTTTCAGCCTGCTTGTCTTCGATAATCGAATCATCAAAATCGATTGTAATTTCGATTTCATTTGTAATATTTTTAACACCAGCAATCATTCCAAGATTGATAATAATCATGACCAGCTCTTTTAAGACGTCATCTAAAATCAGTTCATGTTTTTTTAATGTTCTATACATATCTGAATTTTCAGAAATAACCTGTGTTGCGGTCGCAATATTTCCTTTTTCAAACTTATATCGCTCTGTACCAAAACCACATTTAAATGACAAGAAATTAATATCATCATTCAAAGCCTTACTATGCTCTTCCGCACGAAGTTCCATATTGGATTCTAAAATAGGCTTGTCACCTTTTAACGTGTCTTCTGGAAGCTGATAAAAAACAGTGTCGTTTTCATCAAATACTGGTTCTCCGTTTATGTATTGCAACATTTCTGGTGCTACAAAAATTCTCTTCTTGCCAAGATTAAATTCATTAGCATACGAATCATACTCCATATCAATTTTAGCCAGGACATCAATTGAATTTGCAAATAAAGCAACTCCCATCGGATTTGTATCGTCTTCATCTGCATTGTTAGCTATATTTAAGCGATCAATAACAAATTGTGGAATATTACTTCCTGTTTTGATTTCCCTTGCTAAACCTTTAAATGGTTTTAAATCATTCCATTTCTCTGGTGGAATATCCGCACCTGCTCCTTGCGTGCACATAACAACATGGTTTCTAATCACATACTGTTGTGTCCCTTGTTCTGTTGCTTCTAATTGGTGAACTTGAATCAGAGCATATTTCTTTCGATTAACTGTTTTAGGAAATACAAATGCTGCTTCCGTAATCGTTCCATTTTCCCAGTTGATTGGAAAAATGTTTTTTGCCTGCACATAATTAATCACTATATCCCCACCAGATACAATATAACCATTTTCATCGATACCCATGTTTTTGATTTGGGCAACATATGCAACTGTTCCTGTACTTGCTTTCAATTCTTGATACTGATTTCCTTTAACGGTGAATTTGTTCTTCTTTAGGACATTCTCCACATACTCTGCGGTTTCATCAGAGCCATTAATCGTGACTTTTACTCGTTCGTTCAAAAGTAAATCCGCCATATCTTCGCATAGTTTTTTTGCCATTCCTAATGAAAGTCTTCTGCAGCGTATATGATTCTGTCCGTTATACACTTTGTAATAATGGAATTTTTGAACGTTACCTTTAACCCATGAATCCCATATATTAATCTGCGTGTAAAAGGAAGAATCAATGGTATCAATACCTATCGTATTCAAATATTTTATTATATTAATCGTCCTCACCTCTTTCTTCAGTCGGAAGGAAGTATTTTATTTTGCTCCATAATCCCATCACAAGATACCTCCATGCATCACAGCAGTGATCATCCACTTTCAGCGGCTTCTCTTTGCCTGCTTCGATGGATTTCTTGTCATATTCATATGTTCCAAACTCCCTAATCAAGTTTGCTTGTCCTTCTGAGACTGTCATAATCCCATATGTCATACATTTCTGCACTCTTTGAATGCCAATATCTACATCATTTTCAGCATCCTTAATAACAATGTTATACGGCAATGATTGTCTTGCTAGACGCTTTATCTCTTCTGCCAACCCTTTAGCAGACGGATCTATATAGATATAAAAAACACCACATGAATACTTTTCATGCAGTGAATCTGTAAGATTTATTAGTTCTTTTGCGTACTCTGATGGGCTTTTTTGCTTTCCAGTATCTCTACCAGAATGATAAAACTCTGCAAGTCCTTCTAAACGTTTTGTATTAATGTTTACTCCTGCCGCTTGATAGGTTGTCGCATTCTGTTGTCCATAATCAACACCAATACCTATAAGTTTAAAATACTTTGCCTGACTTGCCTTACGATGATTATCTGAAAACATATAGTAAATCAGATCATCGACACCAATACATTCTCCAAGCCATACCCAACGATACAATTTGTAATCTGTGACTTTTAATAATTCGGCAGCTTTGATTAACTTCTTACCAATCCATGATTCGGGAACATCTCTGTAATCAACATGCTTATGAATCGCATCTGGTCTAAGTTTCATTTTTTGTAGCCACACATTAATAGCTGCATTTGGATTTTTAGGTGGATTATACAAATAAACCATTCTGAAGAATTCATCATTTCCTCTGACGAATGTTGCTTCTATGTTGGTAAGTTCTTCTTCACCTTCTCCCAAATCAAAGAACTCTGTAAGCTCATCTACCATGACGAGTACAATTGGCTTATCCTCATCGATAATACCTTTTGTGTCATCAATTGAATCAGATCCAGAGAAGTAAATAATATTCCCGTTTTTCTTGTAGCGAATCTGCATTGGAGAAAGTCCAATTTCGAAATCATCTTTACTCATGCCAAGACGTCCAATGGCACGAATCATTTCTTTGTAGACTGTTTTTCGAAGCTTATTATGACGCTTACGTAACACAACGACTGCAGCTGGCTCATCCTGTACAATAGTATGAATTCCAAGAATACCTGAAAAGCTAGATTTTGTTCCTGCACGTCCAGAAGTAATAATTTGATGCTCATGCTCTTTATCATCGAATATATCCCAGAATTCTGGAATAATGACATCGTGTGGATCCAACATAGACATTTCATCGTCATCTTGCGATACAGGCATGACTTTTTGTTTCTGGGCATTCATAAGTTCAATCTTTGCTAATTGTTCCGCCAGATCACTCTCACTTTTCCCATTCTGAGAAGCATATTGAGCAACGAAGTATGCTGCCTTTGTATTACCTTCCATAGCCTCTTTAATTTGAGCCATAAGCATAGCCGATTCCAAAGTACACTCCACTCCAAGTGTCTCTAAAATCGGCTTCCACTTTTCACTATCTATTTCTGCAGTAAGCAACATGTTTAATGTCTTATTAAAATCGGCTTTTCTTCGTCTCGACTTACCACTAGCTTTTCCTCCCAAAACAGCAATTTCTCGCTGTTCACCCGCTGTTCGTTTGTCAAATCCGTAGTTTTTTATGTTTTCATAACCTGCCACTTCACCACCTTCAATTCCTGGCATAATAATTATTAATGGACCTTCCAGGGCTCGAACCTGGGACCGATCGGTTATGAGCCGAGCGTTCTTCCTGCTGAACTAAAGGTCCTAAAGAGCCCAACGGCTCTGAGCAGTTTATAGACTCTACTCAGGTCTTAAGCGGAATATCCAGAATCGAACTGGAACACAGGTCGCGACCCTGCACATCTACCATTGATGATATATTCCACATATTTAGGCATTAGAAAAGCACCCCGAAGGGTGCTAGTTTTTTAAAAAGGTCCATCTTCATCTTCAGCTTCGTAATCTCTACCATTAGGAAACATATCTGAATCATCATCCAATTCGCTTTTCATTTCTTCAAACTCCTCTTTGATGCTTTCGTAAGTATCGTCCATAGTCAAATCATGGATCCAGCCTCTTTCGTCCATAATTTTTAACATTTGTTTTTTAGTCATATCGAAAATCTCCTTTTCATTTACTATGATGAGAAAATATTATACAACAAAATAACGAACTTCTCAATATTTTTGTTTATTTACAAACAAATTCGAAACACAAGGAATCATCCAGACACATAGCTTTTTAGGCAACTGCTCTGACCTGCTGAGCTAAAGGTCCTTTTGGGTATAAGAAAAGCACCTCATTTCGAGATGCTTTAAACATTGTTTTACCAATTACATGTCCAGCCATGTAATTTTGCCATGTTAGCCATTTCCTTTTGACGTTCTTTTGCTATTTCTACATTATACCATCCAATCGAAACATAACAGATATCATCAGCATAGTTAATAGTAACATCTTTAACTTCATATTCTGTTGGGTCTTTCCATAGTGAATCTTCAATTTTCATTCCGACACTTGGAATTACGTTGCTCTCATATACTTTTGACCACTGATATGGAAATCTTTCTCCTCTGATTCTAACATTTTGCATCAGTTGTACTTTCATATTTTCCTCCTCCGTCTAAACATTGGAGACCCTTTAAATTATCATACTCTTTCTTTCGACAATTTTCAACAGAGCATGCAAAAACGCACCACTCATAGAGCAATGCGTTCTTCCAGTTCAAAATAAATTTCGGGGAGTTCGACTCATCGGATGTTCTGTTCCAACTATCGTTATTATAATAATAACACTTATTTTTGTGAATTGTGTGAAAGTTGCAGATATTTATCAATCCTCTTAGATATGCTACTTCTTTCCAGTCCAACAATCTTCCCTACTGACTGCTGCCTTTTTCCATCAATAAATGTTAATTCAAATATCTGTCTATCAAGACTATCTGGAATACTTGCTATGAACATTTCTATTTCTGTCTTATCCTTTTCAGCTTGTTCTAGTCGTATTTCTTTACATCGAATTTGTTTTTTGATTTCCGTAGCTTGCTTTGGTTCTTCCATCTCTACTGTAACATGCTGCTCTATGTATGGAAAATCATCACTGGATTTCGATACCTTACCCGATACTACTGGAATGTCTTCTAGACGTTCATACAGTTTTACAATGTCTTTATTAAGTTTTGGTATCTCCCTTTGCAGAGCTCTGTATTGATTCAGTTTTTGTTTGTCCAATGGTATCACCCCTTATTGTATATGGTTTTCTATAACCATTCACTTACTTGTTGCTTTGGTGCCTTAGTTTCGTATTGCTCATAGACATGTGCCTTGTCCAATCGCCTTTCTTTTCTAGTTCGTCCGTGTTTCAATTAGTACCTCACGCTCCTTCTTGTCAGGTATTCCAAAACTGTATATCGCTTTGGTCATTCTCCTTCTAAACTCTTACATACCTCTTTCACGATAGCTTGTCCTGCTGCCTCTTATT